ATGGCGCGAGAGCTGCCCGGCATCACCCTGGCCCTGGTCGGCCCCGCCCTGCATGACGTGCGCGAGGTGATGGTGGAGGGGGCGTCGGGGATCAAGGCGCTGGCGGAACCGGGCGACCGGCCGCGCTGGGAGGCGGGGCGGCGTCGGCTGGTGTGGGGCAATCAGTCGGCGGCCTATGCGTTTTCGGCCGAGGATCCCGACAGTCTGAGGGGGCCGCAGTTTCACGCGGCCTGGGCGGACGAGTTCTGCGCCTGGCGGCGGCCGGAGATGGTGCTGTCGAACCTGAGGTTCGGGTTGAGGCTGGGGGCCTCGCCGCTGCTGGCGGTGACGACGACGCCCCGGCCGATCCCGGCGCTGAGGCGGCTGATGGCCGAGGCCGGGACGGTGACGGAACGGGCGGCGACGGCCCTGAACGCGCAAAACCTGTCGCCCGGCTTTTTGGCGCATTTGAACGACGTCTATGGCGGGACGCGGCTGGCGGCGCAGGAGCTGGAAGGCGTGGTGGTCGAGGGGGAGGGCGCCCTGTTCCGCATCGCGGATCTGAAACGGGCCAGGGGCGCGCGGCCGGCCGAACTGGACCGGATCATCGTGGCGGTCGATCCACCGGCGACCGCGACCGGAGACGCCTGCGGCATCGTGGTCGTGGGGCGAAAAGGTCGCCAGGCCTTCGTGCTGGCGGACCGGACGGTGCAGGGGCGCTCGCCCCAGAGCTGGGGCGGGGCGGTCAGCGCGGCCGCGCGCGAGTTCGGCGCGCACGAGGTGGTCGCCGAGAGCAATCAGGGCGGCGACATGGTGCGGTCGGTTCTGGCCATCAGCGCGTGTCCATGCCGGATCGAGATGGTCTACGCCTCGCGGTCCAAGGCGGCGCGGGCCGAGCCGGTGGCCCTGCTCTATGAACAGGGGCGGGTGGTCCACTGCGACGCCTTCCCGGCGCTGGAGGAAGAGATGCTGGCGCTGGGCAGCGAAGGGGGACCCAGTCCGGATCGGGCCGACGCCCTGGTGTGGGCGATCACGCGGCTGATGCTGGGGCCTCAGTCGGCGGGACCGCGGTTGCGGGGGCTTTAGAGCCTCAAGATTTCAACGACAGGAGAGACGATATGCCGGCCATTCCGGAGCGGGACGGATTGCTGAACCTTGGGCGCGACGCGGGCGGCCCGGCGAGGCGCGCGGCGGCGGTGACGCCCAGCGACACGGCCGATCTGACGACCTACGCCAAGGCGCTGTATGTCGGTGGGGCGGGCAATGTCCGTGTGCTGACGGTCGGGGCCGAGGACGGGGACGCCGTGACCTTCGCCAACCATCCGGTGGGGTGGTTGCCGGTGCAGGTGCGGCGGGTGCTGGCGACCGGGACGACGGCGACGCAGATCGTGGCGGCCTTCGACTGATGTCGGGTCTCGAGATCGGAGCGGCGACGGCGGCGCCGGGTGGGGTGCTGGCCGGTGTCTTGGGTGGGGCGCGGTTCTCCGTGCCCGACCTGCCCGTCTGGTCGGCGGCGGTCAGGACCATGCAGGCGGGCGGGCGCGAGGCGCGGCTGCTCTGCATCGGCGACAGCGTGACTCAAGGCTATGGCGCGGTCTCCGGCGGCTGGACGCCGAACGGTCGGGCGAGCGCCTGGCCCGAGCGGCTGGCGGCAATGATGAGCGGGCGGGGCCTGCCGGCCTCGGCGGCGTCGGTGGCGGGCGCCGGGGCGGCGGATGGAGCGAGCGGGGGCTATTCCGCCTATGACCCGCGCGTGACCCTGGGCGCCGGCTGGGGCGTCAACGCCCTGACCGGGATGGGCGGCAAGCTCTTTTCGGGCGCGGCGTCGTCGACGGGCGTCTGGAGCTTTCAACCGGACCGGCCGGTGGATCGGTTCGATCTGTGGGCCGTAACCAATACGGCGCTGGGCGTGCTGACGGTCGAGACGGACGGGTTGGTACGGGCGACGGTCAACACCACCAAGGCGGCGTCGATGGAGGTTGCGACCGTGGCCTTTCCCGAGACCGCCGGGCCGGTGACCGTGCGCTGGGCCTCGGGCGGGGCGGTGTTCATCGCGGGCGGGGTCGCGTGGCGGTCAGATGTGAAGCGGGCGCGTGTGATCAACGCCGGCTGGGGCGGGGCCCGGATCGCGGACTGGATCACGACGGATCAGCTGTACCGGGCCTATGGGTCGATCCCGGCGGCGGCGCCCGATCTGTCCGTCGTGTGCCTGACCATCAACGACTGGAATGCGGGGACGGCGGTCGCGACCTACAAGGCCGGGCTGGGGACGTTGGTGGATCGGTGCCGGACGACGGGGGACGTTCTGCTGATGACGGGCTGTCCGTCCGACCCGGCCCAGGGCAAGGCGACCTATGCCGCGCAGGCCGCATTGCGGGACGCGGTGCTGGAGGTGGCGGCGACGCGAGGGCTGGCGGCGCCCATCGACGGGACGGCCCTGTTCGGCGGGAGTTTCGCCGGCGGGCTGATGTTTGATTCCGTTCATCCCAATGCGGCGGGCCAGGCGAGGATCGCCGAGGCGGTGCGCGCACGGGTGATGATCTGAGGTTGTCGCGCGCGCTCGCGCGGTGATAACCGTGGCGGATGGGGGAGCGGTTCTACGGGGTGCAGGCGCTGCGGTTCGCGGCGGCGACGGCGGTGGTCGTCACCCACGCCGTGGATCTGGCTGGGACGCGGCTGGGGCTGGAGACGGCCCTCACGCAAGGTATTTTGGCGGGCGGGACGCTGGAGAACTTTGGCGCCGTGGGCGTGGACGTGTTCTTCGTCATCAGCGGCTTCATCATCGCCACGACGACGCAGGGTCAGACGGGCGCAGGCGCGGCCGGGGCCTTCCTGTGGCGGCGGTTTCGGCGGGTTGCGCCGATCTACTGGCTGCTGTCGCTGCCGATCCTGATCGGCATGGCGCGGGGCGGGACGCTGAGCCCCGAGGTGGCGGCGGCCACGTTTTTATTCTGGCCGTTCAGCGGATTGGAGATGACGTTTCCGGCGTTGGGGCCGGGGTGGACCCTGTGTTTCGAGATGCTGTTTTACGCCGGGTTTGGGCTGGCGATAGCGGGCGGCCGGCGGGTCGCCTGGGGGCTGGTCGGGGCCTATGCGGCGATGCTGGCGGCCGGATTGGTCGTGGCGGCGCCGGTTCTGAGGTTCTGGGGCGCGCCGATCATTCTGGAGTTTTTGCTGGGCGTCGGGATCGCCTGGATGTGGCGGTCGGCGCCGCGTCGGCTGGGGGTGTGGGCGGTCGGCCTGGCGCTGGCCGGGTTCGGGCTTGGTCTGGTCTTCGGCTATGGCGGCATCGACGATGTGCGGGCGCTGAACGATCCGTGGAATGGGCTGAGGCGGGCAGCGGTCTGGGGGTTGCCCAGCGCGCTGCTGGTGTTCAGCGTGGTGCGGATGGAGCGGACGGACCGGGCGCCGGGACGGCTGTCGCGGGCGGCGGCCTTCATGGGGGATGCGTCCTATTCGATCTATCTGGTCCATGTGCTGGTGATCCGGGCGCTGGGAAGGCTGTTCGAGAGCGGGATGGTCGCCCTGCCGGGGGATGTGGTGGTGGGGCTGACCGTGATCGCCAGTCTGGCGGCGGGGGCGGTCGTGCATGTGTGGATCGAGCGGCCGATGCTGAAACCTATGCGCCCCTCTCCCGGCGGGAGAGGGCTTGAGCGTCCGAGAGCCTAGCGATCGGTCAACGCGAAAGGGTGAGGGGCAGGGGGTGCGAACTGGCCCGCCAGCCGACCCTCATCCGGCTCTTCGAGCCACCTTCTCCCACTGGGAGAAGGGACAAGACATCTGAGGAGATTGCGATGGTTTCGATCCGGTGGCCGTTCGGCCAGGCGGGGCGCGTGCGCGCGCCTGAAGGCAAGGAGAGCCGGGCGGGCGGAGTGATCGCCTTGTCGGGGGTGGGGCGGCCGCGGTGGACGCCCAACGACTACGCCAGCCTGGCGCGCGAGGGGTATCAGAAGAATGCGGTGGCCTATCGCTGCATCCGGATGATCGCCGAGGCGGCGGCGGCTGCGCCGTTCGCGGTGTTCGTGGACGGGGTGCGCGACGAGGCGCACCCGCTTGCCAAGCTGATCCGCAGGCCCAATCCCGAGCAGTCGGGGGCGGAGCTGATGGAGGCGGTCTATGGGGCGCTGCAGGTGTCGGGCAACGCCTATGTCGAGGCGACCAGCGATGCGGACGGGGACGGGGCGCCGGACGAGTTGTGGGCGCTGCGGTCGGATCGGGTGAAGGTGGTTCCCGGCCGGTCGGGCTGGCCCGAGACTTGGGATTATTCCGTAGACGGACGGTCGGTGCGGATCGGGCGGGCGGCCGACGGCTGGGCGCCGGTGATGCACCTGAAGCTGTGGCACCCGCTGGACGACTGGTACGGGCTGTCGCCGATGGAGGCGGCGGCGCAAGGGGTGGATGCGCATAATGCGGCCGGGGCCTGGAACAAGGCCCTGTTGGACAATGCGGCGCGGCCGTCGGGGGCGCTGGTCTATGGGGCGCGGAACGGCGAGCGGCTGACGGACGGACAGTTCGAGGCGCTGAAGGATCAGCTGTCGTCCGTCTATGCCGGGGCGACCAACGCCGGGCGGCCGATCCTGCTGGAAGGCGGGATGGACTGGAAGCCGCTGAGCCTGACACCGGCGGAGATGGATTTCACGGCCGGAAAACATGCGGCGGCGCGCGAGATCGCCCTAGCGTTCGGGGTGCCGCCGCAACTGCTGGGGATACCGGGCGATGCGACCTACGCCAACTATCGCGAGGCCAATGCGGCCTTCTGGCGCCAGACGGTGATCCCGCTAGTGCGGAAGGCGGCCGGGGCGATGACGGCCTGGTTGGGCGAGCGGTTCGTAGGATGCGAAATCCGGGCGGACCTGGATGCCGTCTCGGCGCTGCAGCCCGAGCGGGACGCGTTGTGGGCGCGGCTGGAGGCGGCGAGCTTCCTGACCGACGAAGAGCGTCGGCGGATGGCAGGGTTGGGGGCATGACCGAACATCATATCCGGCGCGTGCCGACGGCGCTGCTGATCGCCGTCGTGGTGCAGACGGTGGGCGGCCTGGTCTGGGCCGGTGGCGCCGCGGCGCGGATCGCGACGCTGGAACAGCGGGTCGGGGAACAGAGGCTGGTCGCCGAACGGCTGGCGCGGCTGGAGGTTCAGGGCGAGGCGACGGCGGCGGCCGTGGAGCGGATCGAGCGGCGGTTGGAGGGGAAATGAGTGGCGAGTGGCGAGTGACGAGTGGCGAGAAAGAAGAGGTAGTGCGACGCGGCTCGCCACTAACCACTCGCCACTCGCCACTCCTTATAGAAGGCTACGCCTCCCTGTGGGGCGTAGCGGATCTGAACGGGGATGTGGTTCAGGCGGGGGCGTTTGCGGACAGTCTGGCCAGGACGGGCGCGGCGGGGGTACGGATGCTGAACCAGCACGACGCGCGGGCGCCGGTCGGGGTCTGGGAGCAGATTGTCGAGGATGCGCGCGGCCTGTTCGTGCGCGGACGGATCGAGGACTGGTCGGCTGAGGCGCGGCTCGCCGGGGCGCTGAGCGGGGCCGGGGCGTTGGATGGGCTGTCGATCGGCTACCGCACGGCGCGGGCCCGGCGTCAGGGACGGCTGAGGGTGCTGAGCGCGGTCGAGCTGTGGGAGGTGTCGCTGGTGACGTTTCCGATGCTGCCGGGGGCACGGTTCAGTTTGGTTTGAGGGCCTGGAAGGCGCCGTTGCGGTCGAGGGTTTCGGCGAGGGCGACCATCCGGGCGCGGCCCTTCTTGCCGTGGAGATAGCGCAAGGCCCAACCGGCGAGCACCAGGCCGAAGATCCAGCCGACGTGCAGCACCAGGTGGGCGAACAGGATGAAGACGGCCGCCAGCGCATAGGCGCCAAGATAGACCAGGGCCAGTTGGCCGCCGCGCGACGCTGTGGGGTTGGACAGGCCGGCTATGATCTCGGCCAAGCCCGGTGCCGCTGCGGCGGACGGCAGGGTGTGATCGGAGGTTTTGGGAGCAGGTTTGGGCGCGGGTTTGGGTTGAGCTTTCGGTGCGGCCTGGGCGGCGGGTTTTGCCTTGAGCGGGATCGGATCCGGCGTGCGCCGGGCGGGACGGAACAGGATCGAGCGGCCAGCCTCGTCGACGGTGAAGACCTCTTCGAAGGCGGTGGTGGAGAAGTCGATGGCGCGGGTGTCCTGGCCGTAGCTCTGGCCGTGCAGGGCCGTCAGCCGGCCCTGGCGCAGCTCGATCTGGAAGCCGACAGGGTCGGGCAGGCCGGCGACCATCGCATGGACCGTACCGAACAGGCCGGTGGCGTCCGGGTTGGCGATCGCGCGGTCCGCATCGACGACGATCTGGGAATAGAGGCCGGCGCCGGTGTTGCGACGCAGGCCCGGCGAACTGGCGGCGACCTGGGCCCGAAGGTCCGGCACGCTGTCGCCCATCTGCCAGATCATCGCGTCCATGACGGCGCTTTCGAGGGGCGTCAGGTGGGACATGGGGCGCTAGGACGACTTGGATGCAGCATTGCGACGCAGCACCAAAACCACGATGCCGAGGATCAGGACGAATATGGCGATCTGCGCCGCGCGGTAGGGCAGGCCGCTTCCGCCCTCAGCCTCGGCGCCGCGATGCAGGGCGGTCAGGACGATATCGGCAATCGTGTAGGCGATGACCGGAACGCAGATGGCCGCCGCCCATGGCCAGCGGGCCAGGCGTCGCGGCCCTGCTGAAAGCGTGCCGGGCGGAAAGAGGATCGCGAAAAGGATCAGCGCGGCTGCATGAAGCAGCGGGCTGTAGAGATCGGCTTCGACGAAGATCGGCGCGGGCATGAAACGAGCCTAGCGGTCGCCTGAAGCTGCCGCAATCACAGGTTTCGGGCGGCCGATGACGGCCGCTCGCGAAATGGGAAGGTCGCGACGCGGCCGCCCCCTCCACCGCCTTCGGCGGTCCCCCTCCCCCGCATCGCGGGGGAGGATCGTTTCAGCAGGAGACACTATGAAAGAGACCAAACAGGCTTCGGGCCAGCCCGAGGCGCGCTATGTCGTGCGCGAGATGATGGCGGCGTTCGAGGCGTTCAAAGGGGCGAACGACGCCCGGCTGGGCGAGATCGAGAAGAAGGCGGCGGCCGATGTGCTGCTGGAGGAGAAGGTGGCGCGCATCGACCAGGCGGTCGCCTCGGCCCAGGCGCGGCTGGACCGGGTGATGAGCCAGAGCCGTCGTCCGGCGATTGGCGGCGAACCGGCCGAGCCGGCGTCTGCGCCCGAAGCGAAGGCGGCGTGGGACGGCTATCTGAAGACAGGTCAGTCTGGCGCGCTGGAGGTCAAGGCGGGCCTGTCGGGCGCAGCGACCTCGGGCGGCTATGTGGTGCCGTACGAGACTGAACGGGCCATCGAGCGGCGTCTGATGGCGGCCAGTCCGATGCGCGAGATCGCGACGGTCAGGACCGTGGCGGCGGGGGTGTTCAGAAAGCCGGTGTCGACGGCGGGCGTGGCCTGCGGCTGGGTGGCGGAGACGGCCGCGCGGCCCGAGACGGACCCGGCGACCCTGGCCCTGCTGGAGTTTCCGTCGGCGGATCTCTACGCCAATCCGGCGGCGACGCAGGCGTTGCTGGACGACGCCATGGTCGACCTGGACGAATGGCTGGCGGCCGAGGTCGAGGACGCCTTTGCGGCGCAGGAGACCCAGGCCTTCGTCAACGGCGACGGGGTGAACAAGCCCAAGGGCTTCCTGACCTATCCGACCGTGGCGGACGCGGGCCAGGCCTGGGGCCAGATCGGCTATGTCGCGTCAGGGGCGGCGGGCGGGTTCGCGGCGACCAGTCCGGCGGATCGCCTGATCGACCTGATCTATGGGCCCAAGGCCCAGTACCGGCCGAACGGCCGGTTCGTGATGAACCGAAAGACGGTCTCGGCCGTGCGCAAGTTCAAGGACGCGGACGGCAACTACATCTGGCAGCCGGCGACGCGGCTGGGCGAGACGGCGAGCCTGCTCGGCTATCCGGTCACCGAGATCGAGACCATGCCGGATGTGGCGGCGAACAGTCTGTCCATCGCGTTCGGGGACTTCCAGCGCGGCTATCTGATCGTGGATCGGGCGGGGGTGCGGGTGCTGCGCGATCCCTATTCGGCCAAGCCCTATGTGCTGTTCTACACGACCAAGCGCGTGGGCGGCGGGGTGCAGAACTTCGACGCGATCAAGGTGATGAAGTTCGCGGCCGCCTGACGGCGGCGGTGACGAGTAGCGAGTGGCGAGTGGCGAGAGCCGCTCGCCTCTTCGTTCGATGACAGGCGGCGACGTAAGGCAGGGACGGGGCGATGATCGCCACTCGTCACACGCCACTCGCCACTTCCGAGCAAGGCGAGGTGACACATGGCGCAGCCGGTGACGGTGGCGGAGGCGAAGCTGTTTCTGAGGGTCGAGCATGAGGTCGAGGACGGCTTGATCCAGACCCTGATCGCGGCGGCCCAGGCGAAGGTCGAAACGGATGTGGGTTTGAGCCTGACGTCCACCTCGCCGGCGCCGCTGAGGCTGGCGATCCTGATGCTGGTGCTGCGGGCCTATGAGCGGGGCGAGGCGGTGGAGATCGAGCCGGTGGAGGGCTGGATCGCGCCCTACCGCGTGGTGCGACTTTGACTGGGCGCTATCGGCCTTCGGCCTACTTGAGCGCCGATATGAGAATCCTGGCGGGACTGTTTCAGCCGGTGGAGGCCGAGACGCCTTACGGCGGGCGCAGCGTGTCGTTCGAGGCCGTGGGGTCGGCCTGGCTGAAGTGCGGGGCGCGTCGGCGGACCGAACGCGGCGAGGGCGATCAAAGGCGGGCGGTCGAGACGATGGGGGCGGAGGCGCGGGCGGACGCCCGGCTGGCGGTCGGTCGCGTGCTGCGGTTCGGCGGGGCGGACTGGCGGATCGTCTCTGTCGAGGATGTGCGGCCGGGGCGTGCGAAGCTGGATTTGGAGCGGGTGCGATGAGGGATCATGAGAGCGCGCTGCAGAAGGCGGTCATGGCGGCGCTGAAGGGCGATGCATCGGTGCAGGCCCTGCTGGGCGGGCGAGTGTTCGACTTCGCCGCTCTTGGGGCGCCGGAGGACGCCGCGTTCCCGCATCTGGTGATCGGGCGGTGCGAGAGCCGGCCGGTGGCGGCCGATGGGGGCGGGGTCGAGCAGAGGCTGACCCTGACGGGCGTGTCGCGGTTCGCCGGTTCGGAAGAGGCCAAGGCGGTGGCGGCGGCGGTTCGGGCCTGTCTGCACGAGGCCGTGCTGGAGGCCGACGGCGTGCGGACGGCGACGCTCAGGGCGACATTTGCGGACGTGTTCCGCGCGGGCGACGGGCGGCGGACCTATGCGGTCGTGCGGCTGAGGGCGGTGACTGAGGAAGTGGCGAGTGGTTAGTGGCGAGTGGCGAGCTGATCTGGAAGGCGGACGCATCGGGGTGACCCATTACGACGACGATCTTTCTCGCCACTCGTCACTCGCCACTAACCACTCATGAGCAAAGCGAGGACAAGATGACGGCACAGGCCGGCAAGGACATGTTGCTGAAGATCGAGGGCGCCCCAGTGGCGTCTCCGGGCGTCTTCACGACGGTGGCGGGGTTGAGGGCGCGGACGATCTCGCTGAACGCCAAGACCGTGGATGCGACGGATGGCGACAGCGCCGGGCGGTGGCGCGAGCTGCTGGCGGGCGCGGGCGTGAAGTCGGCGGCGGTGTCGGGGCAGGGCATTTTCCGCGATGCGGCGTCGGATGCGCTGGTGCGCGAGGCCTTCTTCGATCAGGCGGCGAAACGGTGGCGGCTGATCGTGCCGGACTTCGGCGTGCTGGAGGGGCCGTTCCTGGTGGCGGCGCTGGAATACGCCGGCGAGCACGAGGGGGAGGCGACCTTCGCGCTAAGCCTGGCCAGCGCCGGGGCCATCGGGTTCAGCGCAATTTGATCCTCCCCCGCATCAGCGGGGGAGGGGGACCATGCGAAGCATGGTGGAGGGGCGCGGAAGCGGATCGGGTGTGGACTTCGGGCGACGAAATTCGGTTCGCCCCCTCCACCGCTCCGCGGTCCCCCTCCCTCATTCCGCTGCGCTTCATGGGGGAGGATCTTGTGACGAATGGTGTGCGAGGAGAGGTCCTCGTTGAAATCGGCGGCGCACGGCGTCGGGCCTGTCTGACGCTGGGGGCGCTGGCGGAGATCGAGACGGGGCTAGGCGTCGATGGGATGGCGGCGGTCGCAGAGCGGATGAAGACGCTGTCGGCGCGGGATCTGATGGTGGTGCTGGCGGCGGTGTTGCGCGGCGGTGGCGAGGTCGAGCCGGAGGTGGCGGCGGTTGATCCGCGCGAGGCGGCGGTCGCGGTGGCGCAGGCGTTTGCGGCCGCTGCACGATGACCCCGTGGGGCGAGATGTTGCGGCTGGCGGCGGCGATGGGCGTGGCGCCCGAGGCGTTCTGGCGTCTGTCGTTGAGGGAGTGGCGGATGTTGACGCAGGCGCCGCGCGGCACGGCGCCGCTCGGGCGCGAGGAGCTGGCGCGATTGATGGAGGGTTGGCCGGATGGCGGATGAGTTCGGGCGGGACGGGATCGATCAGGTCGCGCTGAGAGCGGCCGAAGCCGGGGCGGCGCTGGAGGCGTTGAAGGCGCCGGCGCAGGAGGCGGCCGACGCCATCGAAGCGGCGTTCGGGCGGGCGGGCGACAGCCTGACGCGGTCGCTGGCGCGGGCGGCGGCGGATGGGGAGGTGTCGCTGGCCGAACTGGCGCGGGCAGTGCTGAACGCCGTCAATGCGGCGGCTGGGGCGAACAGCGGCGGCTTGAGCGCGGCGATCCAGTCGGTGATGTCTAGCTTCGGCGGGGCGCGGGCGGATGGCGGGCCGGTGCTGGGCGGCGCCGCCTATCTGGTCGGCGAGCGCGGGCCGGAGGTTTTCAGACCGACAACGGGCGGCGAGATCGGGCCGGTCGGCGGCGGGGGCGTGACGGTCAATGTGGCGGTGGACGGCGGGGCGCCGGCCCTGCTGCGCTCAGAGGCGCAGATCGCCCAGATGCTGGCGCGGGCCGTCAGCCTGGGCGCCAGGCGGATGTAGAAACGCCGCCCCGTCGAGGACGGGGCGGCGCTGAAGTCGATCGGTCGATGAGGCTTATTCGCCCTTCGGGTTTGGGCCGAAGCGGTTCTCGCCCTTCTGGCTGTCGGTGACGCCGACCCAGAGCAGGAAGGCCAGATTGAGAAGAATGATGACGCCGAAGATGCCCATCGCAGGCCCCATGATCGCAAGGGCGGCCATCGGATTGCTCTCGTAATAGCTTTCGTCGGCGCCACTGGCGGCGATGCCGGCGACCATCATCACGCCAGCGACGATGCCTAGTGCGAAGGATACGCCGTAGGGGATCGCAACCAGCCAGCCGGTCTTGCCCATGTCGTGCAGACGCTTCACCGAAATCGCCAGGTTCGACCAGATCAGGGCCAGCGACACGATGAAGCCGATTACGGGAACCCAACCCAGCACCACGTTGGCGCCGAAGATGATCAGGAAGCCGATCCAGAAGTGCGAGCGGCGCAGACGGCCCTCGAACGCGAACATGGCCGACTTGAAGTCGAAGCCCGAGCCGGGTGCGCCAACGGCGGCGGAAGAGGCGTAGCCGCCGGCGACGCCGGTGGTGGTGGGCGAACCCGCCAGAATCAGGATCTGGGTGGCGGCGGCGCCTTCGGGGACGAAGTCGACGCGGACGCCGGCGGCGGGCACGGCCGGCGACTGCAGCGCGGCCGAGGTGAAGTCGTAACGGGCGCCGTCGTCGCCGCTGATCAGACCGACGCCGGTCGTGGCGTCGTAGCTGAGAATTTCACCGCGCACTGAGATCTCCATGACTGGCGCCCAAGCCGGCGCGGCGGCAACATCGCCGACCCGTGCAATCCCAGCAACCCGAAAAGGTCAAGCTGGCCGATCCTGACGCGTTTGTAATGCGCGCGACCCCTTGGGCGGCGCGCCGTGGACGTTCGCGTCGGGTTGCGAGGGTAGAAGGCTGACGATGAAGGTGAACAGGCCGCCGACATAGGGGACGAGGCCGATCAGGATCAGCCAGCCGCTGAGCCCGACATCATGGAAGCGGCGGATGGATACGCAGACGTAGGGAACGATCAGCGCGAAATACACCAGGGCGACGATGCAGATCCAGGCGACGCCCCAGGCCTCCATATCGTAGCCGGCCTCGGCGTCGAGGACGGCCAGACCGATGATCGGCATGAAGGCGAGCATCAGGATCAGGAAGTGGAACAGGGCGAAGGACCAGTATTCCTTTCGCCGCGCCCGACCGTGGCCTTCGATATAGAGGTCGGAGATGCAGCGGACGAAATAGCCCCATAGGCCCAGGTCCGGTTCGGGGGCGTATACGGCCGGCGCCAAAGGGCCGTCGCGCAGGACCATCAGGCTGAGCGCCTGGTCGTCCTGAACCACGAAATCGACGCGGCGGCCGGGTTCGAGACCGGCGGCGGCCGAGGTGAAAGCATAGCGCTGCAAGTCGTCGCCGCTGATCAACCCCTCGCCGGTCGTCGGATCGTAGCTGAGAATTTCGCCGCGCAAGGCCGTGTCTCGCAAAGACGCGGCGTCGGCGCCGCCGCCAAGGTGTGGACCGAGCGGGCGGCATTGCACAACAGGAGAGTGTTGATGGACGCCTTTCACGAGGTGCGCCTGCCCGCGCGGCTGGCGTTCGGTTCGACCGGCGGGGTGGAGCGTCGGACGGAGATCACGACGCTGGCGTCGGGGTTCGAGCGGCGGTCCACGCCCTGGGCGCTGGGGCGCAGGCGGTATCTGATCGGGGCGAACCTGAGGTCGCTGGACGACATGGCCGAGTTGGTCGCCTTCTTCGAGGCGCGGCGGGGGCGCCTGTACGGGTTCCGGTTCAAGGACTTCGCCGATTTCAAATCGTGCGCGCCGGGCGGGGTGGTCTCGGCCGAGGATCTGGGGCTGGGCGTGGGCGACGGGGTGCGGACCGCGTTCGATCTGGTGAAGCGCTACGGCGACGTGGAGCGGCCGATCGCCAAGCCGGTCGAGGGATCGGTGCGGGTCGCGGTGGGCGGCGTCGAGACGACGGCCTTTGCGATCGACTTCGCCACCGGGCGGGTGACGCTGGAGCGCGCGCCCGAGGCGGGTGTCGCGGTGACGGCGGGGTTTCAGTTCGACACGCCGGTGCGGTTCGACAGCGATCGGATCGAGACGACGCTGGAGAGCTTCGAGGCCGGACGGATGGCGGCGGTTCCGCTGATCGAGATTCGGGTCTGAGCCATGCGCGACATACCGAACGAAATGGCCGCCCGCATCGAGAGCGGGGCGGCGACGCTGTGCCATGTCTGGCGGCTGCAGCGGGCCGACGGGGTCGTGTTGGGGTTTACCGACCACGACCGGGACCTGGTGGTGAACGGGGTCGTCTGTCGGGCGGCGAGCGGCTGGACGGCAGGGGCGGGCGAGAGCGCGGTCGGGCTGGCGGCGGGGTCGGTTTCGGCAGCGGGGGCGCTGGACGACGCGACGATCACGGAAGCGGATGTGGCGGCGGGTCTGTTTGATGCGGCGACGGTCGCACTGTGGCGCGTGGACTGGGCGCGGCCGGATCTGAAGGTGCGGCTGTGGTCGGGGGCGCTGGCGAAGATCCGGCGTCAGGGGGAGAGCTTCGTAGCAGAGCTTGAAGGGCCGCTAGCCAAGCTGGAGCGAGTGGTCGGGCGGACCTATGGGCGGATGTGCGATGCGCGACTGGGAGACCAGAGATGCGGGGTTACGGAGCCGGCGGGGCGGGTCTGCGACAAGCGGTGGGAAACCTGCGTCGGGACGTTCGAGAATGGCGCGAACTTTCGCGGATTTCCGGACGTGCCGGGGGACGACTTCCTGACCGCCTATCCAGCCGGGAGTGCGCGAAACGACGGCGGGAGCCGGCGATGAGCGAGAGCGCGGTGGTGGTGTCCGCCCGGTCCTGGCTCGGCACGACGTATCGGCATCAGGCCAGCGTGAAGGGCGTGGGCGCGGACTGTCTGGGTCTGGTGCGCGGGGTGTGGCGCGAGGTGGCAGGCGAGGAGCCGGAGGTCGTGCCGGTCTATTCGGCGGACTGGGCCGAGGTCGGCGGGCGCGAGGCGCTGCTGGAGGCGGCGGCGCGGTGGATGCAGCCGGTTGCGGTCGATCAGATGCGGGCGGGGGATGTGTTGTTGTTTCGGATGTCGCCGGGCGCGGCGGTGAAGCATTGCGCCATCCTGAGCGGCGTCGGCGGGCCGGAGCCGAGGATGATCCACGCCTATTGGGGACGGGCGGTGGTCGAAAGCTGGATGGGCGTGTGGTGGCGAAGACGGCTGGCGGCCGTGTTCCGGTTTCCTGTGGGGATATAGATGGCGCAAGTCGTTTTGAGCGCGGTCGGGCAGTCGGTCGGCGGGCCGGTCGGGCGCGTGATCGGTTCGACCCTTGGGCGGGCGATCGACAATCGGATGGTGGGCTCGCTGGGTCCGGCGAGGCAGGTGGGGCCGAGGCTGGAGACGCTGAAGGTCCAGGGCACGGCGGAAGGCGCGCCGATGGCCTGCGTCTTTGGACGGGCGCGGGTGACGGGTCAGGTGATCTGGGCGGCGCGGTTCCTGGAAGGCAAAAACAAGGGCCGTGCGGGCAAGGGTGGTCCGAAGACGGTCGATTATGTCTATTCGCTAAGCTTCGCCGTGGCGCTTTGCGAGGGCGAGATCGACGGGGTCGGGCGGGTCTGGGCCGACGGGCGGCTGATGGACATGACCGGCGTCGTGATGCGGGTGCATCGCGGGGGCGAGGACCAGACGGCGGATTCGCTGATCGAGGCGGTGGAACGGGATGCGCCCGCTTATCGCGGCACGGCCTATGTGGTGTTCGAGGACCTGCCGCTGGGGCCGTTCGGGGATCGGGTTCCGCAGCTGAGTTTCGAGGTGTTTCGGCGACCGCGCGGACAGAAGGCGCGGCTGGAGGACCGGCTGGAAGGGGTGTGTCTGATCCCCGGTGCGGGGGAGTTCGCCCTGGCGACCGAAGCGGTGGTGCGCCGCGAGGGACTGACGCGGACGACGGCGGAGAATGTGCACAGTGGCGAGGGTCGGGCCGATCTGGTCGTTTCGCTGGACCAGCTTCAAGCGCAGCTGCCGAACCTGAAGCGGGTCAGCCTGGTGGTCGGGTGGTTCGGCACCGACCTGAGGGCCGGGCATTGTCGGGTGCGGCCGGGGGTGGAGCGGCGCGACAAGCCGACCGAACCATTGGTCTGGTCGGTGGCGGGTGTGGCGCGCGATGAGGCCTATCAGGTCAGTCAGGTGGATGGGGCGCCGGCCTATGGCGGGACGCCGTCGGACGAGAGTGTGCGTCAGGCGATCCGCGAGCTGAAGGCGCGGGGGCTGGAAGTGACCCTGTATCCCTTCGTCTTCATGGACTGTCCCGGCTATCCGTGGCGCGGACGGGTGGCGGGCGTCGAGGGGGCGGGGGCGACGGTGGAGATCGCGGCCCTGTTCGGCGAAACCGAGGATTGGGGCTTGCGGCGGATGGCGCTGCACTATGCCCGGATCGCGGCGGATGAGAGGGCGGACGGCCTGCTGATCGGGTCGGAGATGCGGGGCGTGACCTGGACGCGGGATGCGGCCGGGGGCTTTCCGGCGGTCGATCAGTTCCGGGCGCTGGCGGCGGAGTGTCGGGCGGTGGTCGGGCCGGGCGTGAAACTATCCTATGCGGCGGACTGGAGCGAATATTTCGGACGGCAGGCGGGGGGAGAGGTGGTGTTCCATCTCGATCCGCTTTGGGCCGATGCGACCATCGATCATGTGTCGATCGACTGGTACCCGCCCCTGACGGACTGGAGAGCCGGCGACGGCGGGGTCGATGCGGTGACGTTCGGCGGGTCGGCGGACCCGGCCTATCTGGCGGCGGGGGTCGCGGGCGGGGACGGCTTCGACTGGTACTATGCCAACGCGGCGGATCGGGCGGCGCAGGTCAGGACGCTCATCATCGACGGGGCGTATGGCGAGGACTGGGTGTTTCGGCCCAAGGATCTGAAGGGGTGGTGGTCGAACCGGCACCATGACCGGCCGGGCGGGGTGCGGAGCGCTGTGCCGACGGCCTGGATTCCGGGGATGAAGCCGGTGCGGCTGTCGGAGTTCGGCTGCGCGGCCGTGGATCGGGGCGGCAATGCGCCGAACCTGTTTCAGGATGCCAAGAGCAGCGAGAGCGGCTTGCCGCCGGGATCGACCGGCGCGCGCGACGATGCGGTTCAGCGGGCGGCGCTGGAGGCGGTGCTGGGGCATTATGCGACGTCGGAGAACAATCCGGTGTCCGCTGTGTATGGCGGGCGGATGCTGGAGGCGGCGGACGTCTGGTGCTGGGACGCGCGGCCCTATCCGGCGTTTCCGGCGCGGGGCGATGTCTGGGCCGACGCCGGGACGTGGCGGGCCGGCCACTGGCTGAACGGACGACTGGCGGGCGACGGGCGAGATCTGATCGAGGCGGTGCTGGCGCGAGGCGGCTTGTCGCTCGAAGAGATGGCGATCGAGGGTGTCGAGGGGGCGGCGGCCGGCTATGTCATCGACCGGCCGATGCGGACGCGCGACGCGCTGGAACCCCTGCTGGCGGCGTTCGACGCCGTGGCGGCCGAGCGGGACGGGAAGGTCGCAGTCTTGGGGCGGGTGGAGACGGTGGTCGAGATCGCGGGCGTGGCGCTGGCTCTGCCCGATGGCGGGGCGGCGGAGACGGCGACGCGGACGCTGGAGCCCCGGGCGGGCGAGGCGCGGGTGCGGTTTATCGACGAGACGGCGGACTATCAGACCGGGGCGGTGGTCGTGCGGTCGGACGATGCGGCGGCGACGGCGGGCGGGGTCGATCTGGACTTGCCGCTGGTGTGCGGCGGCGGACTGGCGACGGCGGCGGCGCAGCGGGCGCTGGACGGCGAGGGCGTGGAGGCGAGGACGCTGGCGCTGGGGCCGCTGGAGGCCTTGCGGCTGGAGCCGGGCGACGGGGTGCGGCTGGAGGGGCGGTCGGACGACTGGCGCGTGATGCGGGTCACGTCGGACGAGACGCCGTCGGCGGTGCTGGAGCCGGTGACGGCCCGGCGGGTGGTAGAGGATGACGGCGTTTGGCGCGGGGGCGAGACGCCAGCGGTGGTCGGGGCGCCGTTCCTGAAAGTGTTGGACCTGCCGCCCTTGATCGGGCGTGAGGCGGACGCGCGGCCCCTGATCGCCGTGGCTGCCGAGCCTTGGCGGACGATGCGGCTGCATGTGGGGCCGACCGCTGAGACTCTGACGGCGAGGAGCGATGTGGAGACGCCGGCGACGGTCGGGGTGCTGATCGAGGCGCTGGAAGCGGGCGTGCGGCACCGTTGGGACGAGGCCAATGCGGTGGTCGTGCGGGTCGAAGGAGTGGCTCCGGAAAGCGCCGTGGAGATGGCGGTGCTGGGCGGCGGCAATGCGCTGGCGGTCGAGACGGTCGTAGGCTGGGAGATCGTTCAGTATCGGTCGGCGGTGCTGGTCGGACCGGGGACGTGGCGGCTGACGGGTCTGTTGCGCGGGCAGCAGGGGACCGAAGTGGAGATGCGGGCGGGCGCCGGGGCGGGGGCCGTCGTGGTGTTTCTGGACGACCGGCTGGCGCGCGCGGAGATCGGGCGGGGCGAGCGAGGACTGCCGCTGGTCTGTCGGGCGGGACCGGCTGGCGCAGCGCCGGGCGGTGCGGGCTTCAGCGAGACCCTGTTCGTGGCGAGGGGCGTGCATGATCGGCCGTGGTCGCCGTCTGGCCTGACGGTCGAGACGTCGGCGGAGGGTCTGAGGATTGGATGGACTCCACGCGTGCGGCTGTTCGGCGACAGTTGGGATGGGGAACCGACAACGGTCGATCCGATGCGGTTCCGGCTGCGTGTGCGGGACGGAGATGTCGTGGTGCGGACAATGGAGGTGGAGGGCGTGTCGGGCTTCTATGCAGCGGCTGACTTGGCGGCGGACTTCCCAGAAGGCGCGACATCGATGGCGCGGATCGCCGTGGCGCAGTGGGGCGAGGGGTTCGGCTGGGGCTCAGAAGCAGAGGTGGAGGCGGAAATCCGGCGGGTCTGA